GTTACAGGCAGGAGTAAGCTTGTGGCCAATACTAATACTTCTACCAATTTCAGTAGCGACATTCAATCCTATATCGCAACTGAAACCCTTCCTCTTGTCCGGAAGCAGCTTGTTGTCTATCGTTTGGGCGATCCCCTCACGTTGCCTAAAGGTAGTGGCAACACCTACACGGCTACCCGGTTCAATCGTGTCCCCCTGCCTTACCAGCCGCTTACTGAGGGCTCACCGCCTCCAGGTGAGTTGATGACGCTGGCTCAGGTGACAGCTACTGCCCAGCAGTGGGGTGATCAGATTATTATTACCGATGTTGCCGAGTTGACGATCAAGCATCCTCTGTTCAAGAAGGCCATCGAGCTAACCGCTCTCCAGGTTTCTGAGACTCTTGAGCGTAATTGCTTCAATGCGATTATGGCCGGAACGCAGGTTGACTTCATCGGTGCTGGCGGCTCGCGTGCTAGCCTTACTTCCAGTAGCGTTCTTACTGGTCAGGCGTTCAACCGTATCTTTGCTCAGCTTGTAGCCTTGGGCGCTCCGCGCTTCAATGGCGACGAGATGACGGACATCGTGCTTGATGCCGATGGTGGCGGAGCTAAAGCCTCCGATAGTCCTCGTGGCATGCCTCACTATGTCTGTGTGATGCACCCCTTCGTCATGGCTGACTTGTACGCGGATACGACGATCACCAATGCTCTTTCTTATAGTGACATTAACCGTCTCTATAACTATGAGTTTGGTGAATGGCGTGGCATCCGCATGTGCATGTCCAACATGGTGCCTTTCTGGACGGGATACTCAACCGTAGTTCCTTCCTCTGTTGGTAGCGGTGGCACTCTGAGTGGTTCGTATGCGGTCCAGGTAACTGGTTCTGATACGCAGAATCAGTACGAGTCCTATGTAGCCGTAGTGTCTACTGGTAACTCTATCACTGGTTCATTCACGATCACCACGCCTAACGTTCCTGGATATACATTCAATGTGTACGTGAGCGCGGCAAGTAGTTCTGTACCTACATACCTTGGACTTTGTACGTCTGGGCCTAGTCAGGGACCATTCACGGGCCAAGCTATCCAGCTTCCTGCTAATACGACTGTTACCATTACAGGTCTTGGGCTCGCACAGGTTCCGCCTGCTTTCCCTGGCAACACAACGGGCCTTACAGTTTACCCAACATTCGTGTTCGCACGGGGTGCCTATGGTCAGGTTGTTCTTGACGATGTGAGCTTCAGCTACCTTAAGGATGCTGATAAATCCGATCCTCTCAATCAGAAGAGGCAGTTGGGTTGGAAAACTTACTACGGTACGCTTATCGAAAACCAGAACTTCTTTGGGCGTATTGAGTCCGTCTCTGCTTATGGAGCAGTGTTCAAGTAGTCTTGTGGGGGGCATTAGCCCCCCTAACTTTTAAGGTGTGAATATGGTCGCTCGTCGCCACGATACTTATGCTAAGCTTTCTAGGAAGGAGGTAACTGTTGCTCCTTCCCTAGATGATAGTTCATACGATGGTCTTCTTTCTCCAGAGGAGCGCGCAGAACTTATTTCGGAGATCGAAGATGAGATACATGCGGAGGAAGTAAAGAAGGCCAAGGTCGAGTTTAAAGACAAAGCTCGGACCGCTATTCGTATCCAAAAAGGACTAGAGGAAGAGCAGATTACTTTCCTTATGGACCTTCCTGGACACTCGGATAAGATAAGGATAGATAATCAGTATTACTATCACGGCTTCACCTATACTCGTCCCTATTCTGTCGCGCAAACTGTGTTCAACATGATGGACCAAGCATGGCGGCATGAGGAAACCGTAGGCGGGGCGAACAAGGATGCCTATCGAAAGCCACGGCATACTGGACTTTCGGCCACGCGGGGTGTTACAAATGCCCCGACGCCGCAAGAAGTCCTCAGCCCAATGTCTGCGGGACGTGCGGGACCGTCTGTTAAAATGACAACCTCTCAGAACATAGGACAGAAGCCGCTATGACGATTCAAAAGCCGCAAGCAAAGGCAGCCGCGCAGTCTAGTGCAATAGCTAGAGACGTAAAAGCTCCCGGTTCCTCAACTCCTCAGGTTGTAGAACCGGGAGTTACTTATGCTTTCAACATCGTTCTCGACAAAGTTGGAAGCACGGCTGTTGCTCAGTTTCATCTTCCTTTGAATATGTCTGTAGAAAATATGCAGGCATACACTAAGAAGGCGCTTGAAGTTATCGAGATGCAGCAGCTTAGGTTTGATGCTCAGAAGCTTAAGGTTGAGATCAAACTTTCCGCTGTAATGCTTGACCAAATCAAGCAAGAGTTTGAGGAAGTACGTAGCAAGAATGAGAAAGAAGCTAGGTTGTCTGGTAGTGGTAAAGTGGCTAAGCCGCTTAATCAGCAGCTAGTGGCCATGGATAACAATTATCGGCAGTCGCAACGTAGGCATGATGCCATGATTGCCGATCTGGCTCAGATGGAAAAGAAACTTGGCACAGTCAGCAGCAACCCTAATTAACCTTGCTTGCAGTATAGCCAAAACGCCCGGCATGTTAACTCAGGCCGGGCAGTTCATGAACATTATTCTTGAAGAGCTTTCGCTTATCAAAGACCTCGAAATTAATCGGGGTCTTTGGTCTGTAAATACTGGGGCCCCTAGTGGATATCTTACTACTTCTGGCATTGCGTATTACAACCTTGCTACCGATCATCTACGGGTTTTAGAGGATGAGTGCTTTTACTTGGTTGAGGGGGTGCCTTATACCCTTATCCAGAAACAGCTTAGCGACTTTGATCAACTTATAACGACTACTGGCTTTAATGCGCAGATGTTGTTTTATGCGGTTGATGATAGTACAACTCCTTCCCAGATTGTTTTTTGGCCTCCGCCTAATGCTTCTTTTACTGTCTTCGTTCGGTATGAGAAGCAAACAGTGGACATGGCTAGTCCACAAACTTCTTCCTCCGTTCCTAGATTTCCCCTACAGCAATATCTTATTTGGGAGGTTGCTGCTAGGATGATGGATATTTCCGACGATGATAGGGTGAACAACTTTCACAAAAGAGCTGCGGACCTTATGCGTAAGTGGGAGATTATGCAACGGGATATGGAGAGCACAGTTCTTAGGGTTAAGCTAGATAGGAATAGGTTCTCTACTCCTTGGGACTTACTCAAGAATACGAAAGAAGTCGGCTTCTAAGTTATGGTACTGCGTAGAAGTAAGCCAGTTACTTGGGTTCCCCAAGGCTTAAGTGATGCGGTGAGCGCAGACTTAGGTTTTCCCGGCTGCATGATTTCCTTGTCTAATCTTGTTCCCGATCCGGGGTCTAAAGGTTTGTGGGTATGCCGTCCTGCTTCCCAACAGCTTACTAACTTCTCTGGCTTCTCTAATCCAGGCTTTGTTTCTTGCCAGTTAGTTATAGGTACTCGTATCTACGGCATGGTTGCTACGTCCCGTAACGTGGGGTGCGACGAGCCATTTGTTTATGAAATCCCTTCTGGTAAGTTTATAACAGTTACGGGTGTGAACTCGTCCAATGTCCCTGCGTCCCCTCCAAAGTCTGGGGTATGGGTGCCTCCAGTCATGGCGCTCATTGGTGGTGAGATAATTATTACTCATCAAGGGTTTAACTTCGCGGCTGGCAATGCTTTTGGTGTACTAAATATAAACAACCCTGCAGCCCCGGCATGGAGCGCCGGCACACTAACAGGAGCGGTTACGCTGCCCGCTAAGCCTACGGGTGTAGCCCTCTACAGTGGTAGAGCTTGGTATGCTGTCGGCAACGCATTAGTCTTCTCTGACACTAATAGTGCTACAAATTGTACTTCTGGTACGCAAGTACTCACGCTAGGTACTAACCAGTCCATTGTAGCCCTAACTGGTATGCCTCTGATTAATCAGGTTCAGGGTGGCATAGTACAGTCACAAACTTTATTTACAGGCTCATATACCATATAACAGATTACGGGTGACGCTGCCTTAACCACTCTATCACATAACCAGCTACAGGTTGAGACAGGAACTTATTCGCAGAATTCTATCTGCTCTACCCCTCAAGGGCTTTGTTTCGTTTCCCCCGAAGGTGTTAGGTTCATTGCCCCCACAGGACTTATCAGCGACCCCCTAGGAGTAGGGGGTCAGGGACTCAATAGGATATTCGATTTTGTTTCAGAGCCTACCCGTATAGCGCTGGCTTATGCCGGAGATGTTATTAGGTTCAATATACCTAATACCTACTCTACAGGTACCGTGTTATACGAGTTCTTCTATCATCTTTCTCGCAAGGTATGGAGCGGACCGCACACCTTCCCGGCGTCTTTGGTTTCTGGTTATGGCAACTCGTTTATCATAGCCCCGGTAGGTATACCAGGGACGTTGTACAGGTCTAATAT